AAACAGCTGTCCGTTCTGCAGCGATACGTGGAAGACCTAAAAGCGTTCCTGGAGGGGCTATCTGCAGACATCGACCTGATTTTTATATACTAGGAAGGAGGGAGACATGTCCGAGGAATTGGAGTATGTGTGGGTAATTACCAGCAGAGTTTTTAATAATGTTGAAAAAGACGAGTACGAAGTAGTAGGAAGCTACCCGCTCGATGAAAAGGTGCTGCGAAACGACGGCACGTTGAGAAGCGTTGTCTGGCCAGAGTGGCTGAACGAGGAAGAGATGGACAACGCATGTATTAAATGGATGGGCTTCACCCCCACCAGGAATGCGTGGGGCGAATCGAAGGGAGCCATCCCCGAGGTCCGGGTCGAGATCTACAGGGTTTGCACCAGAAACGAACGGGTGACCCGCGTCTCCTCCCTGATAGACAACAGCTGCTTCACGACCGACGGGCCGGTTTGGGACGACTGAAAGGAGGCTGTATGTACGAAAATATATGGCATGCAGTGGCTACCCTCGCCCGGGTATGCGACTACGCCTCGGCGCCAGACGGGGTAGGTTTCAACAGCGTGGACACCGGGTACGGCCACTGGCTGGCATCGATGCCTCCGGAAAAGTGGACGGACAAGATGGCCTTCAGGGCCTGGCTCATGCTGAAGAAGTACCGGAAGCAATTATTAAACTACGACATAGACTACGCAGCCTTACAGGCGCCGGAGCTGCCTGTCCAAAAAACAACCGCCAGGGCGATAGATGTCCGTGAAGACCGGTTCATCATCACCTTCCCTTACGATACCGAGACCCGGGTAGTTATAAAGAATATATATGGGTGGAAGTGGGATGGCGAGAGGAAGGAGTGGAGTGTCCCGATCGCGCTGGACAGCTCTACCGGCATCCTGGACCTGGTGTACGAGTACGGGTTCGAGATGAGCGCTACGGCGGTGACCCGCCTGGTGAACCTCTACGAGGACAGGGCTAAAATGGTGGCCGCTAGTTCGGCAGAAAACTCCGACTTCCAGCTATCGGACGGCTTCGGCTTCGAGCTTATGCCCTTCCAGAAGGCGGGAGTAGAGTACGCGCTAAAGACGCGCCGCTGCCTCATAGCCGACGCCATGGGGCTGGGGAAGACCGTCCAGGCCCTGGCGTTCCTGCATGAACTACAGGCCTTTCCAGCCATAGTGGTCTGTCCATCCTCCCTGAAACTGAACTGGAAACGGGAGATCGAGAAGGCACTGCCGGGGAAGACCGTGTCGGTATGGTCCACGAAGAAACTGAAGACGCGCGAGACCTGCCCCGCTACGGACATCGTGGTATTAAACTACGAGATCGTGGGTAAAAAGCAGGATGCACTCAAGGCCCTGGAACCGCAGGCCGTGGTGATAGACGAGTCCCACTATGTAAAGAACGGAAAGGCTACCCGGACTAAGGCTGTAAAGGAGCTGGTGTCCGGTATTCCGTATAGACTGGCCCTAACAGGCACGCCGGTCCTCAACCGGCCGATAGAACTGGTGCCACAACTCCAGATACTGGACAGGTTGCAGGACCTGGGAGGGTGGAAAAAGTTCACCGACAGGTACTGCACCGTGCCCATGCCCGATTACATGAGGCAGGCGATCCGGAAGCGTAATGTCCGGACCCAGAAGGAGACGGCGGCGGAAATCCCCACGGTACTGTACACCGGCGCGAAGAACCTGGACGAGCTGAACGAGAAGTTGAGGGCCACCTGCTATGTACGCAGGAAGAAGGAGGACGTCCTCACGGAGCTCCCGGAAAAGAGGAGGGCCGTCATCCCGATAGAGCTGGACGGGAAGACTTACCGGGACCTGGAAACCGCTGCGGCCCTGAAACTGTTCGAGATCGAGAAGCTGCCGACCATTAGTGATGACAAGAGCAGCGAACTCATGAAATTCTCCATGCAGCTCACCGAGATCGAGGCGCTGAAGCAGGAGACCATGAAACTGAAGATGCCGTTCGTGTGCGAATGGATGGAGAGTGTGCTGGAGAACGATGAAAAGATGCTGGTTTTTGTCTGGCACCGCGAGGCCGGCTACATCCTGTCCGAGCGCTTCGGCGCACCATACCTGAACGGGGAGACTCCTATCCCGCAGCGGCAGGCCTACGTGGACAGCTTTCAGAAAGACCCGAACTGCCGGCTCCTGATCCTGTCGATTAAGGCCGCGGGCGTGGGGCTAAACTTAACGGAGGCCTCCCACATCGCCTTCATAGAACTCGGCTGGACACCGGCCGACATGGACCAGGCCGAAGACAGGGGCCACCGCATAGGGCTGAAGCACGCCCTGAACGTCTGGTATCTCCTGGGAGCCGACACGGTGGACGAGGACATCTGGAAAGTCCTGGAGGCCAAAAGGAGCGTGGTGGGACAGGCCACCGACGGGGTGAGGCGGGACGCCGTTACGGCCGTTATCGGAGCTATAAAGGATAGGCTCAAAAAATACAAGAAGAGGTAGGAGGTTTGTATGCCGGAAAACAAGTTCGATGGAAAACCAGGGGCCGGGCTGCTGGACAGGTGTGAGGCTTTCGCGGAGGAGTACGTGTCGGTGGCCGCGGGCAGGAAGAAGGCCTACCCGGGGCAGCCCGGTTACCCGAACGGTAGCGATGAGTTCGACGACGACGATTTCCCCGAGATCCTGCTTCTGGACAGCGGGGGGAGAGTGGGGAGGCGGCATTGAGATTTCCTGACGCTGTTTCTATGCATAAAATTCCTCCAGAGAAACGATGGCTGGAGTTACGGGGTTTCACGTGCAAACACGCAACCAGCTAAAAGTTGAAAGGAGGGGGAGGGAGATGGAGCTCCACATCGTTATAACTTATATTAGCGGCGTTATCATCGTCTATGCCTTCGGCGTGTTGGTTATGGCCCTGGTTCTGTTGTGTTTCCGGGACACGCTGGTGACCCGAAGGCCCTGGAACAACTGTAACCGTATCCCGTTGTTAATGGGTTTGTGGCCGGTGTTTTTGGTGGTATTGGTTATACAACTGACAGGGATATGTTTTGCACAAATAAGGAGGAGCGATGATGACTGAAGATATACAGGCAGACTACCCGGTCAAGGTCGCGGAATACCTGGAAAGCCGTTTACACGGCGACTACGCCCGTACCACCTATGTGGCCCTTCTACACTACTACGGAAGGTATGTCAGTGTAGTGTCAACTGCTACGGACAACAGGAATCCGGAAGCAATAAAAGAAGGGTATGCAGCCGTCCAGGAGTTCGTAAGCCGTGCGCGCAAGGGGCTGCGGGAAGAGGATCTTACCTTGTCACTTAAGGAGTTGCCTCGCAACGGCAGCGAACAGCATGTACAGTTTCGGTGCAAGGAGGATCCGTCTTTCTACGGCATCCTCTGGTGGCTGCCGGAGGCACCGAAAGAGGTCAGGGATTTGCAGAAGGATGTCCAGGCCCTGATGGAGCGCACACAAGAAGATCGGCCAAAAATATATGGAAAATTCCTAGTTAACTTAATTGAAGACAGCTTCGGGCGAGTAATGAGAATCCCCCACGAGTTATGACAACCTTTTTCAGCTATCTGAAGTGTACTTTTCTCTACTTGAAATACCTTACCCGGCACCGTTGGTTCGTGTTTATAGAGTGTTGTAAGCTAGGCATCCCGTGGCTAGGGCTGGTGCACGATTTGAGTAAGTTCCTGCCGGACGAATGGTTTCCGTATCTGCGGCACTTCTATATGAAAAACGACTCTCGCCCAGAATGGATCCTCCAGTACGATAGAGCCTGGCTCAAGCACCAGAACCGCAACAGACACCACTGGCAGTACTGGATTCTATGGAAGGACACCGGTGGTGTGGTTGTCATGGACATGCCCCTGAAATACAGGAAGGAAATGCTGGCCGACTGGAAGGGCGCCGGCAGGGCAATCACCGGAAAGGACGATGTTCGTGAGTTTTACCTTAAAACCAGGGACAGGGTAACTCTCGCCCCGAAGACCAGAGAGTGGGTAGAGGAACAACTAAATATAAACAGCCGAAATTCGAGACATGGAGTGTGAAGTGTGAGTGAGTGTGTTGACGGAAAGATTGTTAGAACACGCCAGAAACAAGAATAACGACCCCCACGGCTATTGTCTGTTGGGGCGCCTGCGACGGATTAAATCAACCCTGTACGCCGCGGCCAAAACCAGGGGGATAGACACGGACTTTCTGGACAGATACCTACGGTCCGTAGAGGACGCCCCCTTTTTCGAAGACAGGGTCCTGCAGCTGCTGCAAGTGGACCCTTCCCCCGTGCTGCCGACACCCGGAGTTCCAGACCATAGGGCTACGGAGCTGCGGGAGAAATTCATCGCTTCCGGGGAGCTGTACGGCCTGGAGAGACTGTTGAAGTTCCTGTTCCGCAGTGACTGGCTGCTGATATACAGCACTATCTGCGACGAGTTCACTTATGTAGACATTTCCATAGACGAAGTGTAAGAAGCCAACCCCGGGTTGTCGGCTGGCCCGGGCTGTTTTTTGTGCATAGAGCGCAGTAAAGGAGGTTGTGTCAACGACCCACGGCTAAAGCCGTGAGCTAGTAGCTCGGGTTGACCAGCTTAAGTGTTTTGGGCACTACGTTACGGGTGAATACATAGGCACTCCGGGGTGACGTCACCAGCTCCGGACCCTGCGGTGGACGGTTAAACAGGTTGAGGGTCTAAACCAGTGTCGTTCACGTTAAACCACCCGATAACATTAGCGAGGTGGACTTTACCGGCGATTAGCCGAGAACAGGTAGGTAACTACCATCGCAACATGTATTTAGGAAAATGGAGATCATATGTCGAAACGTTCAGAACTTTGTCCCCTCCCATTCTAGGGTTATAGAATGACTAAATTCCATAGCGTAGTGCATACGCCACTGGGTAATATCATGACAGGAAAAGGTCAGCATTAAGCTATCAGGATTTAGGGAACAATGTTCAACGCTCTTGTTCCGGAGGAAAACCGGAGATCAACGAGCAGCGGACAACGGACAACGATCATGAAACCCCGGACACACGGCTCTGGCAGTGACGAACAGGCCGATGGACGTGCCGCCGGGCTGGCATAATGGTCTCCATATATTTTTGTACTGTACAGCGGGGATTACCCCGTTGTCGGAAGAGCATCCGACACACGACCCCTATCCGGAACACGGGAAGCGACAAAGTCTGGGCATCCGGGATACAGGGGGGTAAAAGAACCGGAGTTGTATATTTATAGGTGGTGTTGACACCACCGCCGTGTGGAGATACGGCGTGCAAGACGCATTCCCAACCAGAGTGAGTTGGGACTATGGTGTGGCGAAGAACAGATGTTGTGCAAGATACCTACGACGGTGAAACCACCGTCGGTACTCTTAGCCCGTGCGCGAGAGGAACATCGCAGCACGGGACCAAGAAGCACCGCTGGAACAAATTTAAAACTTTACCAGGCTTTTTGCGTGAGAAACATACGACGGGTGTAAACCCGCGCCCGTCAGCGAGGCTTAGGCGAACGCTATTGCCGGAGGAACATCGACACAGGATCCGCACGAGCCACCGCCGGGAGGGCAGAAAGAAACAGGGACAGTGAAAGTACAGTAACAGAAACAGTAGCGGGGGTATCCCCGCAGCGGCTCGTCCCATCGTCGAGGCAGCTTGCGTAAGGACCATCGACGAGAAACACATCCGCTGAAGGTAAAACAGGATTACGTGAGAAACATGTACCGGGTAAAACCCGAGCCCAACTTCGCGAAATGCATCGCCGCACGCGCGGGCCAAAGCGGTCCGAGCGTGCAGGCGAGTGCCTCCTCTCCGTTGGGAGCAGTGTTATTTACAGTATCAGAAACAGTAGCGGGGATTCCCCGCTGCCACGAGGATATGTGGCAGGCCAGTAAGGTACCTTCAGCCACATAGTCGCGACGGGTTATCAGTAATCAGTTAGTTAAGTTAGTTGACGGTGTCTTCACCGTCAGGTTCAGGGTAGGGTCGCGGGGAAGAGCGCTCGCGACCCCACCCCTGAAACCTGTACTACTGGGTTCTAAGTGTGTGAGGCTAGTTAAGCGTATGAGAGAAATTGCGGGGATATCCCCGTAGCGACACCTGTCCCCGTCGCCGTCAGCTGGCGCTACGACAGGCGACGAGGGACATAGTCGCTGAAGGTAAAAATAGGTGTTACGTGAGAGATACGACGGGTATAAACCCGTGCCCAAATTGGCTATCGGCGCCGACGAAAGTTCCTACCGGGAAGAGCATCCGGTTCACTTCCGTCAGGCAGCCGACCGCCACATTGGGACGCAAGGAGAGTAAGTGAGTGTTGGAAACAGTTTAGCTACAGTGACGGGTACAAACCCGTCTCCCGGGGCTAGGGGTCCACAACCCTCCACGGGCGGAAAACTTGCCCGTGTCGGTTTGCGGAATCCCTAGCCGAGGGAGGACATCCGAGGAAGGAACAGTACGGAGTAGAAAGAAACAGTACGAAGTAGTTAATTCAACGCGGGGGTTACCCCCGCGGCCAGTCGCCCATCCAGCAGCTCGCAAAAGCTGCGAGCAGCTGACAGGGCTTTCGGCCGTTGAGCCTGTAACAGTGAAGATTTCAGTACAGTAAGCCATTTCGGCTAATACGGGGAAATCCCCGCATGGTCTAGGACCGTGCCGTGGACTATGGCGTAGTGTCGGGAGGAACCCGACAACCGCCAATAGTCCCCCGCAGGTCCGTAAACCATAAACAGAAGACAGTGAAGATTCAGTAAGGCAAGCCAGTGGAGACACTCCACAAACCTTGTAGGTCTACAAGGTTAGACAACAGTGTTTGACACATCCGGCCCCATGTCTCGGAAGAGACCGGGCCGGTTACCTTTTTCTTAACCCCGGGACGGCTTGCGGTGCTTGAAATACTCTATCTGCCGCAACCTTTTGTTGGCCTCTTCCCGGGTGCCGTATGGGCGACTCAACCTCTTGCCCTTCTCGCTCACCACGATATACTTTTTCTCGCCGTTGACTATAACGCTCTTGACCATTGTGTGTGCCTCCTGAAAACTAATCGATATGTTGGTATAAACATAATAAGGAGGTGAGTTTAAGTGAATAGAAAGCCCGTTAAGAAAGAAACCCCGAAAGCAACGAAGTTGAGGGGCCTACCTAGAAAATAGGCCCACACAAAAAAAAAGAGGGGAGGATGCTCCCTCCCTTCTTTTTTTTTACCCTTGCAGGGCCTCCATCACCTTTTCCGCCAGCTCCAGGTCTATCACCCCGTTGGAAGCTGCCACCATGTATGTGGGGCCTTTATCTTTAAGGTGCCTGTTGGCGAATATGAACGTCCGCCCGCATACCACGATGTGTACTACCGTTTCTTTCACCAGGATCTCCGGCGCGCAGGCTTTCTCGATCATCAGAAATGCACCCGCGCCTTTATAAACCATTCCACCTTGTTCAGCCATTCCCCTGTCAGACGCATCCCGACCTTGAGGTTGCCTGTGCCCATGTGCAGGCACAACCCCGGTCCGGTGCTCCAGAACCCTTCGGCTACAGCTTCCGGGGGCCACACGGTTATGAAACCATCGATCCCGACAGTGAAAGAGGCCTCCGACTCCACTTCCATTTCCCACAACACCCATAGAGTAACTCTGGAGCTATCCTGCTGCAGGAAGGGTTTGGAGATCCCGCCTCCCACAACATGTCCCCCCAGGTCTATGGAGTAGCCGGCGGATAATACGGTTTCCGTCGCGAAAGCGGTTATGTCCACCGTCACCGAGGCCGTCAGGAAGGAGGTGATGAGAAGTACCGCCACACACAGGGCCCGACGCATCTTACTTCTCCACGGTTTCCAGCAGGATCTCTTTCTCTTCCAGAGAGACCGCTGCCAGGGCTTTCTCAGGGTTGCGGTTGAACATGTTCACAAACCCCGCCCCGAACATCGTGGACGCCTCTTTTATAAAGCTGTCCCTGTCACTCGCCGCAATCTTCAGGAGATCTCTGTCTACCGGTGGTACGCCGGTTTCGATCTGCGTGGACAGTGTGGTTGCGAAGGGATCCTCTATGAACTTGTCGTAGTACGGTACCATGTTATGGGTCCTGTCGAGTGCGTACAGTTCTTCGGCGAAATCCGTCGGCGCCAGAGAGGCCTGTTTCTCCAGCAGTTCCAGGTAATCTTTCCTTGCGGCCGTCTTCATCCCTATTCTGTCGTTTATTCCCTGTTCAAGGTACATGGAGTAACTGTCCCAGTTGGCGTACTTCTGCAATGAGCTGTCTGCCGGTACGGAAACATCCATTTCCGCCGCCGCGTCACACACTCTTTTCGCCACCACCGGGCGCCATTTCACGGGCATGTCCGAATAGTGCTTTTCAAACTCCTCGGCTGCCATCTTTATGTGCTCCGGAGTGTGGATCGGGTACTTCCTGATCTTCTCTCCGGTGTAAGTCTCACCAACTATGGCGAATGCCATGTCCGGTAGACCTTCCAGGTATCTCTCCTCCGCTAGAGCGGCCACTTTTTCAAGTGTGTCCTGCACGGAGCGTTTCACCTCGGCCTGCTTGAAAAAGACAGGGCCGGGATTGACGGCGAGGCCCGTGTTGAGGGCTGCCTGTATCAGTGGGAAGTGTGTCAGTTCCTTCAGCGCGCCCAGTTTCACCAGCGCGTTTCCGATCTTCACCCCTACGTCCACCGCCCCCGGTTCTGGAAGGTTGTCCACGGTACGTTCATAGTAATAGGCACTGACCAGTGCTGCGTCTTTTGTCATGACTGGGTAACGTCTCATAGTGTGTCCGTCGGTCAGCGCCATAACCATCGCGAAGGCCGAGTCCGGATACCTCGTTACAGTATCCGGACTTTCGACCGACGCCGTCTTTATGAACTCCGGGCATTCGGCCAATATTGTGAGCAGGGCATCGTCGTATATGTCAAAAACCTTTCCCGCTACAGAGTATCTATTGGCCAAAATAGCTCACCTCTCTTTAAAGTCTATCGATAGGGACATCATGAGTAAGCTAAAGATGTCGCCGGGATAGGTTTTATCTCTGCCGGGGTCATGGTGACGTTCTCCATAACGATGACGTCTCCGGCGTTCGTGGCGATGGTGTGCGCGTTTATTATGCAGCGCTCCAGCGCGAACGAGGCGGCGATCTCTTCGGATACGTCCGATTCCTTCAGCCCTGGTTTGTAGAACATTATGATTAAGCCTATCGGGCGGTCGAAGATCTTCGATCCGAGGTTGAGGGCTATATCACCCGAGGCGGCGCTGTCCCAGTACTCCAAACTGGAATCGTTGCCATATATCCTGTGTAGCAGGTTCCTGCCGTTTATGAGTGCCCTGCCCAGGTTCAGGCTTCTGAAGGTCCTTCCGGGAATCAACATCTCCTTGTCCGACCCGATCTCGAACAGCTGTTGCACGTTCTTGTTCTGGGCCAGGGACATGGTCTGAAGAACCCCTACCGCTTCTATTGTCGTGCATTCGGTGTAGGTCAGGGCGTTCTTGCCCTCCGCTGCCAGCATCACTCCGAGAAGGATGAATTTCGAGCTGAACGGGGTCAGTATCCCGTTACCATACAGCGGGTCGTCCTTCTCCACAAAATCAGTGTATGGATTCCAATTTTTCATTATGGCCATCTACATGCACCCCCTTATACCTGAGTTGCGCTGGCCTGTACGGTAACGCGTATGACGTTAGCAGGGTACAGCGGTTGGTAATCGATCATCACTTCCACCGTGTCCGGTTCCTGTTCGGGGACGGTTATGGAGACCAGGGCGGTTTTCTCGCCGCAAACCCTGTCTCTTATCCCCCTGGTTATGATTGCCTGGCACGCGAGATTCACGGCCTCCAGGAACTGCGGGGTGATGTTCTGGCCTACTATCATGCCGTCGAGAGTTACTTTCAGGGCCATGGATACCCAGTCCATTCCGCGGACTATAGAGTCTTCCCTGGTTTCCAGGTAGGATTCGGCGGTGGTCATCTGGTGTCTCACCCTTACCACGGTAGGCGTCTCTTCCAGCACCCAGAGCCCTGCGGCCACCAGCGTGTCCAGCTGAGACTCGGTGAAGTAGTTGGGCTTGCTTCCGGGATACCGGACACCGTAGACTGAACCTTCGGTGTACTTCGTCAATGGTGTACTCGGAGAGCGGCTCAAGGTCTTCAAGAGTCCGGCGTAGATAGCGGTGTAGTAGATGCCGGGTACCGGATAAACTATTCCGTTGTATCTTATATATATCTCCGGGTTCATCAGGATTCTCAGCCTCTTGTCATCGTAGGCGTACATCGTGCGGAGGTAATCGGTGACGACTGTAGCCGCCGTTCCGGTGGCGTATTTCTCCGTCGCGGAATCGAAATCCTTGAACCCTAGCATGGCGACTCTGAACTTACTCTCCGTAGGCGCGGAGAAGGTGGTTATGTGGCTCATGAGTGTGGCAGACACGCTCCCCACATCCGCCATCACGGCTAGACAGTAGAGATAGATCTTTCCAAACTCCGTTAGAGCGGCGGTAAGGCTAGCCGGGTCGAAGATGTGGTCCAGATTGTTGGCAGACGGTGCGGTGGCCATTATGTAAACCGGGCCACTTCCGGCCTTTAGCAGTGCCTGGTACGCCCCGAATCCCAACGGGTTGTAGGGGTGAACCGGCCCCGCGTATTCCTCGATCTCTTCCTTCGTGCTCACCGGGATCGGCCCCGAGAAGACAGGGTTTTGGTAACTGTAAACGACTTCAAGAGGGACACTGGCTCCCACCGTTACAGCAGAACCTAGTGTTATCACACCGGTCACGCTGTTTATGGTGTAGCCATCGGTCGCGTCGTTGGCCTCGAGAACTTCGGCGTCTTCTCCGGTGTCGATAGTTACGGAAGTTACTGAAGACACCGGGTAATGCGCCAGAGAGACTACTTTCTGGGCGGCTTCCAACGTGAAGGTCTCCGTCGCCGTGTAGTTCGCGAGAATTATGGAGGCGTACTCTATATACACTTTTACTTTCGCCGGGTACCACGTGGACTCTTCTTTTTCCAGGAACGTGGCGGAGTTGCCGGCTGTTGCATTTAGTTCTGCTCCCGTTACAAGGGTTACCCCAACTTTTCCTTCCGATAGGTCTGCTAGGTCGAGGGCATCCGCGGAGAGCTCGTAGTAGGGAGTCCCACCATCGAGAATCCTCTGGCCAGGTTCCGCTTCCCCGCGGCTCCTGAACCATTCTCTGGTCAGGTGTTTCATGTTCAGCGCCGCACCCTCGGTGGCCACATAGACCTTTACCGTGGACGCTATAGGCAGGTGGGCCGTCGTGAAGCCGGGCAGATCTAGAACCTGCGAAGAATCATAGTCTTCAGAGGCTATCAGGCCGGCGTAAGCGTCGGTACCCTCCACCACATAGGTCGCCACTCCTATAATTCCAGGCGTGAAGTCCTGGAAGGAAGGCACGGCCCTTATGGTCGGAACTAATACCTGTTCAACTTGTGTACCTGGTCTCGTATATGCCATTTAATCTACGCTCCTTTCGTACTGTATCAGCTACGAATCTACGTTCTAACTACTGGGCCTGTAAAACTTACTCTGGATTTGTTTATGAGTATCTTGTTCAGAGCGATTCTCTCCAGGGTTATGTGGTCCAGCACCCTCACGATCAGTTGCCTGCCGGCGTACTTCGTATCTCCGGCACCCACGATATCCACTTTCGAGCTGCCCACTGGAGTGACGTCGGCGATCCCCATGTCCGTGGTGAACTTCTCCTTCTTCACCAGGAAGAGGGTGGCCAGCCACGCCACCAGCCGCGAGGCTTCTTTCGCCCTTCTGGATCGAACCACTATCGAATAGTCTTCGTTTATGAGGTACGGGCCTATCTGTCCCTCGTTCTGGAACAACCGGTAGTTCTCCGTCTTGTCGGTCAGCCCACCGGGTCGCAGAGAGAAGCCTTCCGCGCCTACCGTAATTATTGTCTGGGGCATTTCCCGGGCAGACGCCACGTTGTCTTCAAGATCAATAACGGCTATGTCCGACTTCGAGATGTCGTTCCAGTCGGTGTGGTACGTGGTGAAAGTGTCGATGCTCACCCGTATGAACTGGATGAGCGTCTGTATGACTCTGTCCTCGAAAGAGGTGTAAACTTCTAGTTCCATCACCACATCACCCTGGATGTCTGTTTTAGAGGTCTGGGCGTTTCAAAATCTGCCGCCGGTATCTGGAACAGGTACGCTTCATCCGTCGCCGGCAACTCGTCCGCCCCCACCAACTGCAGGAGGGGGATTCGCTGCCTGTAGTTTATGGTTGTGACCTGCACCACCCGTAAACGCTTTCCATAGAGCAGGTCCACCAACACATCGTTCTCCTGAATGTACGGATATCCGGACACCTGGACGGTGTACTGGGTATCGAATTCCGTCACGGGGAATTTGGCGAACAGCTTTCCGATAACGGTGTTGTCCATGTAGCGCATCACCGTTTTTATCGGAGGCCAGAAGCCGTCTCTCCATCCCGTGCCATAACAGCTGCAGGGTTCTCCGCTGGCGGTGCCCATGCGCGCCGATTGCAGAAAGTTCCAGCAGTTCGGGCATCTTTCCGTGTCGCGCTTGACCAGCAGTATGTCCGCCGGCACTCCGTCCACCAGGCGCAACGCCTTGTTGAACTCATCGGCCATGGCGAAAAAGAGCTTGTCCACCGGACCGGCCAGGGTCGCTTTAGGGCTGCGTGAGAAACCACCGTACTGTACAGGGCCCTGGGCCTCCAACCAGTAATGTGGGTAAACGGATATGTGCCGTATGTTCAGGTCGGTGTCGATGAAGAGCGTCTCGGTTTCAGCGTTCGCCAGCACCACTTCGGCCGCGTCGTTGGAAAACCCGCGCATCAATCGGACCGTGTGGCCGGGCAGGGCCGTGAAACCTCCCCACTGCACCGCCAGTTCCCCGGAACTGGTCGGGACTACCTGTATCGTGAACGATTCTGAAAAGACCAATGTGTTCCTCCTATATACAATACTAACCCCGGTACGCCATACATGCAGGCACTACCGAATTTTAGAAGGGTGCATTACCGTAACAGGCTTCCACATTGAGTTGCTGCTTCTCCAGGTCTCTGCGGTTTTTGTACTCCTGGTTGTAGGATTCTGCTACGGACTTGTAAATTGTGCCCTTGTCCCTGATCCCCAACTGTATACCACTGGTCCCGTAGTTCAGCTGGTTTCTGAACTCGGCGAGTGCCAGAGTGTCGAAAATGATCGCCAGAGTCTTGAGGATTATCGTGTCAATGTACGGATGGTTCTCTATAGTGTATTTCGTCGGCAGCGGCGGAGCGGAGTTGTAGTCCCGGAGCGCCCGGTCCAGCGCCTTCATTATCGCCGTGTCGTTTACCTGCTGGCCCTCTATGAGGATGTTCTCGTCCGGAAAGTCCATCATCCGTTCCCGGACCTCGGTGATGTACTCGCTGTAAATCGAAGACAACACCGCGAGCTCGACGTAGCAACCGATAACTTTTACCTGCCGCATATCCGACACGGCGGTGGCGAATATCTGCGCCACGGTTTCCGACAACACGGTAGCCGTAACAGAAGCCGGCAGCTCTCCGGGCATGGAAGTGGCTATACCCAGCGTGGCCGTCTTGCCCGCCACTACACTGCAACTTACCGGTATTGTTGTCGTAGCCATCGGCTACCTCCTCATTCTTCCGCCGGGGTTTCGATGTCCGTGGGCGTCTCCGTTTCTGCCGGTTTTGGTGACGGCGCGGCCTTCTTCCGGCTCCTCTTTTTCGCCGGTTTGGGTTCCACTACCTCGCGCACCTCGTTCTCCTGCATGTCCCGGATAATTACCGTGGGCGGCGGCGTGTTTTCCGAGGCCTCTACCCTGGCGACATGCACCACGGGGGGCTTCTCTTCCGGGGCCTCTATTTTGGTGACCACGACTTTAGTTTCCGGGACCTCCTCGACCGCTTCGCAAGCCGGCACTATCCTGCCTTTAGCGAGCAGGCGGCGAGTCTGGGGATTCTCGTCGTCCATGTAGACGTTTTTCCCCGGCCTGTAAAAACGTGGCCCATATGTCGTGGCTATAAGGATTTTATACAATCTCTTCATTGGTAGCTCCTTCCTTCACTTTCACTGTTTTCTTCCTGGAACGGGACGCCTTCTTCGGTTTAGGTTCCCCCTCCCCTTCTGTCGATACAGGTTCCGGTTCAGTCTCCGGTTCAGTCTCCTCGTCCCCGGTCTCGATAGTCAAGATTTCAGGTACGATAATCTCCGGGTTCCCAGTCTCGATAGTCGTAACGACACGCGGCTCCGGTTCCAACTCGACTTCTACTTTCGCCGCAGGCTCCGGT